GATTATAGGCAACTGGATCAACGAAGAAAATAAGCTCGCTTGGATTCACACCGAATTTTTTCATGCGCTGACGCATCACGCGAAGGTTCGCTTCGGTAACGACTGCGTTAGAAAAATCAGTGGTTCCATTATTTGCTGAGTTCGCCAAAGCCTGACGGCGCAAGCCTTTCCAAGCTTTTTCTGCAACGTCAGCACCGAGTGCTTGAGTATCGGAGTCGATGTGAGTTCCATCGTTATCACCATTGAGGATCGCCGCCTCAACCGCTCGTCGTTGAGCTTCGACAACTTCGCGTGTTCCGAGTTGATAGATAGCAGGTGCACTATCTTCGTTTAGCTCTTCTGGAATTATGTAGTACTCGGCGAACTTCATCGCGGTGAAGGTCATCTTACCAGTAGTGAAATTTGCGCCAGTCATCTGAGTATTTTCAGCGATGGTTCGCGCCTTGGTTACTCCGCCTTGAGTCGGCATCTCGTATGGGTTTGACGCCATCGGGATTTCTTGAAACTTATCCTCGACAACGCGAGCCAATTGATACTCTTCTATGTATGCCGAGGCAAGTAGTGTTGGAACCCACTCATCACCGCCACCACTTACGGTTGATCCGAACGCCTTAAGTCGAGCACTCAATTCGTTTCGACCGTAGTTAGTATCGAGCATTCCTTTAACCTTGGCGACTCGATCATTCTCGGCAGTCGCACCGATCTTATCGAGAGGCTCGCCATGAAATTGCTGAGAGATGAAGCGAGCGGTATTAACCGACTCTTTAAGGTCGATAACGGTCTGCTTCACTTCTGCTGGAACATTCTTATAACGAGGGTGGCCAGTGTTCACGTTCAGCAATTGCGCTGGACTTGAAGCTCCAAAGAATTTAAGAGCACGCGACTCGTCAGAGCTGCGACCAACTGGAGCTTGGCTGCCACGAAAGATAGCGGCTAGAGTATCGCTATCGGAAGCCTTCTGCCGTGCTTCCATCGTGGTCAATTGGGAATTAATGTCGGACATTGACTTGGTCAGATCCTCAAGCGTTTTGGCTGCTAAAACCATTTCGAAAAACTCCTTATTATTTTTTTAGAGCCCCAACTGACTGAGGCGTTGACCCGTTTTTAAAATAAAATCTTCCATCGTCTTGATCATGTTCTGGTCTTCTAGTGTGTCCTCCGGATCTCCATAAGACTTCATCGGAGTGATCTCCGGTTCCACTGGAACTACTTCGGTCGTACTCATCAGATCCGGTTTAGACACAGTATCCATTTTTTCCAGCATTTGCTGTAACAACATGACCATGTTTGCTAATAATACATTAGTCTGTCTGGCTTGGTCCATAGTTGGATTGACTTCGACGTTCGCTGCTGTGTTGCCGGTGATCGGCTGACTCAGTGGATTCTCGTCGTCAAGCAAGCCTTTAACCGTTTCATCTTCGGGCTCTTCCTCAGCAATGACAACGGTTTCTTCGACTTCTTCTGGAGGCGGTTCAACCGCCTTCAATACTCCGACAACCGCACTGACTCCATCTCCCATGTCGATTGTACTCATTTCTTCTTCAAACGCATCAGCAGAATTTTGTCCTAACAAATAGTTGTCACCTTCTTCGGTGATCGCATCGACCTTCCAACCGCTATCGATTGCCCACGTTTGAAGCTCCTCCATGCTCGCAAATGATGCCTTCGGTACGATGACTGTCATGACAGCTTTGCCATCCATCGGATCTTCGGCCTTCATCTCTTCCTCCGACGGCATGCACTCTTTAAGCAGCCATTCCTTGATCTGTGGAGGTGTCTCCTTCAGCTTCATCCGAATAAACTGCTTTGTCTCTTCGATTGGTATTTTGCATTCGTCAGCCAATTTGCCTGCTATCTCATCAACCGAATGGTAAACCACATTCTCCAAATGGAGAATGTGACAGCACTTTTCGACATCCTTGAAACCAACTGCACCAGTTATAAGCTCAAGCGTATCTAAGAGCGAGCCCTTCATTGATTTCGCGCTAACCGTGAATTGGGAATCCTGGTTCATCGGCACCGCGACGACCGAGCACTCGTGCAGCTCTACGGATTTAATTACGTTAACCCCGTCTTTTTGTTCTTCGTCCGAAACCATAATGCCAACCGATAGGGAATTTAAAATCCCTTCCTTGACCAGGTCGCGGATGCGGCTGATCTCTGGGTCTTTGCTATTCGAGATGCGACCCTTGATATAGAGCCCTTCGTCTTTGGCCTCGACCGATAGCATCTTGCCGATAGGCTTTGAATGGTCATGGTTGAAAAGCATGATCGGATTCTTTTTGTAGTTTTCTACATTCCACGCTTTTTTCCCAATCAAGTCTTTGCCTCTATCGACGACCGCTTTGTTAGCCCATCCCTCAAGATAGACCGAACCGTCTTCGAGTGCCTTCACCTTAAAGTCAACGTCGCAAGTTTGGAGCAGCTTCAATAGCATTTTCTTATCCTTATCGTTTGAAATCAAATTCACCTAAGTCCTGTTTAGAAACTACTACCTGCGAGCAGCGACAATTGTGTGATACATATCCATTTGCAAGATACCACCCTGGAACAGTCTGGAGATTATAGACATGGCCAGAAAACTTTTTAACATCGACATTAATGATATTGTCGATATGCACTTCAGACAGCAAATGCCCATAATTGAGATCAGCAAGAAAATTGGATTCGGCAGGTCGACTATTGTCAGGCATTTGAATGAAAATGGATTCACCCAAAGAAGCAGAAGCGATGCCGAAATCCTCAAGTGGAAAGGATTCGATAAGGATAGGAGACTCCAGCAAGTTGCTGGAGCGAACGCTGCTATGAGAGGTTCCGACCCGACTGAGAGGCTTATTAAATCGGCTGTCACTAAGGCCAGAACCAAGAGTAAGGTTGGAATTGGAGAGGCTGAAGTTTACGCTTTTCTCAGTAAATCTGGGCTTAACCCTATCCTTCAATTTGCTTACGGATCTTTTAATATTGACATTATGTGCGGTTCCGTCGCCGTGGAAGTCCATAACTCTTCCGCTTTTCCTCACAATATTCCCAGGATTGTTAAAAGAACTGAAAGCCTTATCAAATCTGGACTCAATATTTTGTATATCCATATTGTCGGAAACAATATTATTGAGCTTCCCTGCCTTAATCAAGCTATGGAATTTTGTAAGTTTTCCAATAGCAACCCATCCTTTCGTGGTCAATACAGGATGATTAGGTGTTGCGGTAAGGCTTCCACCGCTTTCGAGATCAATGGTAATCATTGGTCCAGAATAGAATCTCTGGAATGATTTTTCTACTCCGGTTGCATTCACATTGATATAAGCAGGAAAGCAGTTGATCACTTCGCCAGCTGGTCCTTGCGTGTCGCGCGGATAAAATAAATCATTTGAATATGGTTCGTCATACTTTCGGATTTGCCCCTGCATTTTCCAGTGATCGGCTTCGGAGTCAGGATACAATCCGCCAGGATTTCCTCTGACTCGATCGTCATCAGAGTTGATCCATACCTTGACCAGATCAGGTATGACCTCCGCAGCGTCCTTCATCGCGGCTGCTTCACCAATGCTGTTCGCTGTAAGGACTTCAGTCCTTGCGATGGTAAGAGCGCGACCAGCTGCGTTCGCTCCATCCTTGACGATATTTTGAGCGATCTCGCTTATGCTTAGTGCATCTGTAAGTCCTGATTCGATTGTTCCCATGATCTTGTCAGTTGTTGTTTTACTAATCTCAGAAAAGTTTTTGATGCCACGCGCTTCCAACGTGGTGCGACTTTTATCGGAATTTCTTGCTCGAATAGCAGCAATTCCCTCTTCATAGGGTTTATTGAAGGGAACGGCCAATACTGTATCGTATCCCAGATCAATGTGTTTATCCAAAGTCTTGAGATAACCGTCGATCCATTTCTTTTCATATTTTGCCATCGCCTCTTCGATACGCTTCTTAAGCTCTGCCTTGTTTGGAACCTTCGCTGCTTTTTCTTCCATGAGGCTCTTAGCAATCTTAACCGCATCAACGGTTTGATCCTCTAGGATGCCAAGCCAGAGCTTCTCAATTTCTGCCATCGACTCTTTGGATTTTCCATTTATATGCTCGCGTGATCTGCGATACCAATCGCCCTTTTCTGAAGCCGCATAAGTCTCGAATGCCTTAGCGTTGTGCTCTCGGTAGTCGATCTCAGCACCGAGCTGCTCAAGCG